AGCGGATTAGAAGTTTATCCAGGTCCACAAAAAGGTTATTACACTCTTGTGAATGATGAACCTATTGGTTGGATGAATATGGATATTATAAATGTCACGGGATTATCCACAACTTCATCTAGAATTGAAGGAACATATAATGTAGGTATAACATCTAATCGTTTAGTTGTAACTGGTCTAGGAACCACTGCTGTGGCTATTGGAACTGATGGTGCTACTGGAATAGTTACTCACTTTACAGTTCAAGGTGATTTAAAATTCCCAGCTATCAGACCTAATGATATTTTAGGCATAGGAACCGAAACAGTTAAGGTATTGAATATAGAACCTAATCTTGGTAAAGTAAGGGTTCTAAGGGGTTACAATGGGGTTACAGGAGTCTCTCATACTGTTACATCTATATTACTCGAACAACCTCGTAAAGTTGTTGTTCAGGCTGGAATTAACTCCAGTTATGAATGGAAACAAAATACACAGATATACTTTGAACCTAAAGAAACTGTTGGTATAAACACTCTATCTGGTGTAGGTATTGGTAGTACACTTAGGTTCGCAAATCCTGGTGTTGGTCTCACAATGCTTTATGTGAAGACTAAAGAAATGT